AACAGAAAGTTTTATATGCAAGTACAATTTGTTGATGAAAAAGATTTTGTAGAATACAAATTTAAAACTAAACCATACAAACATCAATTTGATGCTTTTATGCTTAGTAAAGATAAAGAGAGCTATGCTCTTTTTATGGAACAAGGAACTGGTAAGTCTAAAGTTATAATAGATAATATCGCTTATCTATTTCGTAAAGGAAGTATTGACACTGTTGTAATAGCAGCACCTAAAGGTGTATATCGTAATTGGATAGCTTCTGAATATGAAACTCATATGCCAGATGATGTGAAAGAATTTACAAGACTTCAGATATGGTCTCCCGCTGAAACTATTTCTAATATAGATAATCTAGTTGAGTTTTTAAAAGAAAGTAATAAGTTAAGATTTTTCGTAGTTAATATAGAAGCTCTATCTACAGAGAAAGGAAAGAACTACGTTCATAGATTATTAAATACAGGTAAATCATTTTTTGTAATAGATGAAAGTTCTAATATAAAGAATAGAACTGCAAGAAGAACTAAAAATTGTCATAAATTATATAAACTAGCAAAGTATAGAAGAATATTAACTGGAACTCCAGTGACCCAAGGTCCGTTAGACTTATGGTCTCAAATGCATTTTTTAGATCCATATATATTGCAAAATAGTTTTTATGCTTATCGTAATACGTTTTGTGTAATTAGAAGAAGAAGATTAACTACTCATACTTTTGATGAAGTTGTAGGTTATCAAAGATTAGAAGAACTTCAAGAAATTTTAAAGCCATATAGTTTTAGAGTAACTAAGGAAGAGTGTTTAGATTTACCTCCTAAAGTAAAAGTAATAAGACATGTAGAAATGACACCTGAACAAAAACGAATGTATGTGACTTTAAAAAAGAGAGCTATAGTAGAGCTTGAACGTGAAAAGATAGTGTCAGCGCCTCTTATAATCACACGAATTTTAAGATTACAGCAGATATTATGTGGTTTTATTAAATATGATAATGGAACTGAAGAAGTAATAGAAGGTGAAAATCCTCGTATACAAGAACTATTAGATGTTATTGAAGAGACACAAGGTAATATAATTATATGGGCTACTTATAGAAACTCAATTAAATTGATCCGTGATTCAATAGCTAAAGTATATGGAGCTAGTAAAGTTGCAACTTTCTTTGGTGATACTGAATCTGAAGAGAGACAAGAGATAGTTAAGAATTTTCAAAGTGGAGAAATAAGATTTTTCGTAGGTCAACCTAGAACTGGTGGTTACGGTATAACATTAACTAATGCTAAAACTGTAATTTACTTTAATAATACTTATGATATGGAAGTAAGACTACAATCTGAAGATAGAGCACACCGAATAGGTCAAAAAGATAAAGTTACTTATATAGACTTTGTGTGTCCTAATACTTTAGATGAAAAGATTATTCAAGTATTAAATAATAAGAAAAAACTAGCTGACGAAATAACCGGAGATAAGTGGAAGCAACTATTTGCTTAATTCTTAATTTCTTTAATACGTTTAACTCCGTGCTTATCTACTTCTATAACCGCTTCAATTTGTTTACATTGCCATTGAGTTGAATTTGGATTTCCATCTCTTTCAACTTTACGTTTTTGTTCTAAACAATCAGCAAGATTATTTTTTGGAGAATAGTTTTCAAGATTACCATTAAGGAACATTAATAAAGCAAATATTATTTCACCCATTACTTACCCCGTAATGTATCTAATTCTTTTTCTAATTTATCAACTTTTTTTTCTAATTGAGCTATAAGAACTTTAGTGTGCACATTTTCTTCTAATTGTTTAGAATGTTTATCAATCGATTTAGCTTGATACTCAATCAACATATACATCTCCTGGTTCTTAGGAGTTTGTTCAGCTTTCTTTAATAAATCTTGTGCCATTAATTTTTCATTAGTTTCTAATCTATTTAATCTTTCAACAATTCCAAAATAAGTCCAGACTGCAACAACGATAGCAGATACAATAGCTACAATATTTTTAATTGGTAAAGATACTTGTGTTTGATCACTTACTTTAAATTCACTACTCATAATTATTCTTTAGGTTTATTTGCCATAGTTCTGGCAACTGATTCAGCTGATCGTCCTACGACATACCCTCCTAAACCTATTTGGAGTAAAGTCCAAACATCCCCTGGAAGATCAATAGTAATAGCTGCACCAAAAAAGAATTTTACTATTGGACCAAATATATAATTCCATATTAATATAAATATAAGTACATACATAAGTAATGGTCTCCATGATGATGCAAACCAACCTGCTTTAGCTTCAGCTTCTATAATTCTAGCAGCCGCTTGTAATTCTTGTGTATTAGATTGTAATAACTGCGTTTGTAAATCAGCTTTTAACTTAGCTTGTAAATCTTTATCTGGTACCGATTTTTCTATTGTACTAAATAGTATTTTAGCTAATGGTGCAACTGCTCCTAACATTTGTAACATTATACACAACTCCTTATTATATTTGATAATTCTTCACAACGTTTTGGCGTTTGTTTATGCCAATTTGAATCAAGCATTTGATTTGCAGCTTCATTATAATCTTGATTATTTAAAGCTTCAAAAAACTTTTTAAATTTACTTACACCAGTTTTACCTAATTGAAATACCATTTCTATTATCACTCCTTTTACTGTAGCTAAAACTAAACCTAAACTAGAAGTTAATTCATTAGCTCCTTCTACAGCTTTATTAAAATCTTCATTAAATACTTCTTCTAGTTCTTCTATACTATATTCTACGCCTTCTTGAAAGTTGTCTTTTTGTGTAACTAAATGACCATAGCCAATAGTGGCTTTTCCTAAAGAATCAAGATACATTTTAGGCACAAAGCCTTCATGTTTTTTTATGCGTGCTTTAATTTCTTCGTAGTCCATAATAATCTTTTTTGGACTATTCTACACTTTTTTGTCTTTAAATCTACTTTTAAAATAAAAATTTTTTTATTATTTACTCTTGCCATTCTTCCTATTTCAGTTCCTGATTTTTTTCCTGATTTTCTTCTTGAAACTATTTTAACATCTATAAGTATCGTTTCTAAAGTTTTAGGATCCACGGCTACTAAATCTATAGCTGATTGAGTTTGACACCCTTTATATACAAAGTAATTTTGTTCTTGAAGCCAACAGATTGCTATATTTTCGCAGTAACAACCGATATTTTTTTTTATCATTTATTTAATAACATTATAACTAAAGAAGCTAATCCTACGATTATTCCTCCAGCTGATGTTATTAAAATATATTCTAAACGTTTTATTCTAAAACAAATATTATCTATTTTAGCACACGTTTCTTTTTGCATGATACGACATAATTTTTCATGATTATCAATTCTTATAGTAGCTATATCTGCTTTATTATAAGTTGATCTTTTTCTTTTATTTATTTTCATTTTGCTTCTTTTCTTAATTGTTTTATTTTTTCAAATTCAGGTTCTTTATATTTAAGTTTACCTTCAGATCCAAAAATATATTTTGCTCCTTTTAATGTTCCATCAATAACTCCACTTATAGCTTTTCCTAATAATTTTTGTACTCCTTTAGATACAGCTTCTGGTGGTTGTATTATATAAGGTTGACCTGCTCTTTTATTAGAAGTTCCAATCATAGGATCTACTGTTCCTTCTTCAAAATATTTATCAATTAATATAGGAGTAAGTCCCATAGCTTTTCTAGTTTGATATTTTTCTGGAATTATTTTAGTAGAAATTTCTTTAAATTTTTCAGCACCTTTTTCAATTTTTTCTCCAGCTTGAATAAGTCTAGTTCTACCAGCAACTTCTTTTACAACTTGTCCTAATTTAGATTGATCTAAACTAGCTGTTAATTTAGACATAAAAGTAGATTGTTGTGCTGGACTTAAATCATCAAGCCATTTTGGATAATTTCCGCCAATAAATTGTTTTTTAACTTGTTCTATAAAACTTTTATAATTTAAAACTTTATCTAATTGTTTTCCAGATCCATCTATAGAATCATAAATTCTTCCTAATCTATTAACAACTAATCTATTATGATTCAAAGGACCATAAATCATATCAATAAATAATCCAGCTTTATTAGCAGCTCCTGTTAATCCTTCTCCTGTGGCCGTTCTTTCTGGTTGTTGTAATAAAGTTAAAGCTTTACCTAAATCTTTATGGACATCATAAAATTCTTTACCCATAAATTTTTCTATGATTCCTTTATTATCTTTTAAATATTGTAATAATCTAACTCCATCAAAAGCTTCATATTGACCAAATCTACCTTTAGTTTTACCATACATATTTTCTAAAAAAGCAGTTTGAACATCTTTATAATATTCAGATCCAAAAGCTTTTTTTAAAACATTAACATCTGTAGTAGGTCCTTTTTGTATAATAGCTTCTACTATTTTATCTGGTGTCCAATTTTTAATATCTAATCCAAGACCTGGAAGTATTTTACTTCCATTCTTAACTAAATCAACTTTTTCAGCAACATATTTTTCTACTTGTTGTTGAGCAAAACCAGGTCCTTTCTTAAATTGATTAAATAAATCATCTCCTAAAATGTTTTTAAAATTACTTCCATATTTTTCCATAAATTCACCATGAGTCATTTTAGCTACTCCAGCTTCTTCTGAACCTTTAACTACTGTATCG